AATATCTAATTCTTTTTCTAGAACGTAAGCACCTGGGTTTACACTAGCAGGAAAATTGGTGTTTGAGTCAGCACTAACGCCTGTAGTGGATTTAGCTGTTAAGTCATAAGTTGCCATAAGTTAATCTCCTTTACGCTGCGTTATATTTAGCTGTTACAATAGCTTCTGGTCTAAGTATTTTTCTTCCATACATCTGCATTCCTCTGACGATATCAGCGAATGAATCAGGATCTCTGTAAGATTCTACTTTATTGATTTGAGAAGCAGTAGCAACTGCTGAACTATGTCCACCAACAATCGCACCATAGTTAGAATTTTGGTTTGCTGAACCAGAGGTTGCAGGACCAGTTCCAACTGAAGGTAGGTTGCTTGAAACATATACATCGAATCCATGTAGTTGTCCAACTGCTAGACCACTTTCTAGATCACCTTTATTTCGGTAATCATTGTTAAGTAATCTTGAGTCTTCGTCTGCAAGTAATTCAATGAACACTGGATCTACTACGAGCCATCTTCCGTCTTTATCAACTTGTTGTTGATCAAGAAGTCTAGCCATTCTAGCAACAACCTGTAAAGGTGTGGCTGTAGCAGTTGCAACTGATGTTGCACCTGGTAGCCTAATTGCTAGTGGGATTGAATGATCCCCTGCTGAAGATGTAGTAATGTTGCCAAAACTACTTTTAATCAGCTTCATGGATGTTAGAAGTTCATCTGTTCCTGCAGTGCCAACAGCTACAGTACCAGAAACTGTGTCGTTTACTGCTCCTGCTGCTGTGCTTAAAGAGGATTGTTTATATCCAGATAAATATCCTAAAACTTCTTGGTCATATTGATCACGGAGTCGATAGCCTGCACGATCTGATGCCATGCTTTCAAAGTTAATATGAGAATGAGCTTCCTCAATGTCATCTACTTTAAAAGCAAAGTAATTTGCCTGGTCAACAACTAAGCTGAAATCCTCATCGTCTAAATCTTGTGGAACGATTTGAGTACCTCTAGCGTATTCTTTAACTGTTATTTCAGGCTCTTTGATAATACGAACTGTGTCACCAAAGTTTGCAATTTCTCCAAAATAGTCACTATTAGTAACTGATTCAGAAACAGAACTCTTACGAAATGCTTGCTGAACCTTTTGACTATAAATGACTGGAGAGAAATTACCATTAGGTAGGTTTTGATAACCTGACGCTACTTTAAAGGCCATTTTGTATCTCCTATAATATAATTAAGGGCCAACAAACGATAACTCGACATCGTAAGGGCTGATGAGTTTTATGGGTGTCTATGCCTAGAGGCCATAACATCAGGTAGCCTGAGTTGAATTTCGTTTGATAAAATGTAGGGTGGGAAAATGTCAAACGTATTTGACAACATTCGGCCTACTACGAGTGTAGTATATATGTAACATATATATACAAAAAATAGGTTTTGTCAACCTATATCTACTGTCTAGCAGCTCCGCTTATATCATAAACAAAACTACCAGAACGAATTGCATTAGCTATATTTTCTTCATTAGCTTCATATTCTTGTGCTGTCATCTTAGCTACATCTGATTCTTTAATAGATTCACCTATTGAAGCATTATCAGAAGGCTGTGATCCACCTTTAACAGAAACATTTTGAGCAGCTGACTTAGAAGATTTTCTTTTCTTCTTAATCCCTTTATCTGCTTTATACAAATCTATAGCACGTGCTGCAGCTTTTGCATCTGTTTCGTTATCATATAATGCTTTTTGAATATAATCAGGTTGTTCTTCTGCCCAATCATGGAATGATGGATCGTTTCTAATTTCTTCAAAATCAGGATGTATTGATAGTAATTCTCTTTCAGCTAAATCTCTAGATGATTTTAATTCTTTTTGAGTTAGATTTTCTAATCTATCTTCAATGTTTTTATTCATCTCTTTTGATTTCTTAATAGCAATTGTTTCAATAATCCTAGCAACATCAGGATACTCAGCAGACCATGCATCTAATTCTTCATCAGTCTTAGGTAGCTTAATCTGTTTTTCTGTAGCTTGTGATAACTGTTGCTTTAATGCAGCAATTTCTTTATCTTTATCGTCTGCTTGTTTTTGAGAATGTCTTCTAAGATCTCCATATCTTTTCTTAAAAGACTCCTCTTCTGGAGTAGCAGCTACTTCTTCTACTTCTTCAGTAGCAAGACCGTTAGCTTCTTCTCTAGCTTTTAATTCCTCTTCGGCAGCAAGTTCTTGAGCTGTTGGCTCTAGTCTTTTATACCTTGTAGGTTTCTTCATTATTGTGTCACCTGTTTTTTCGTCTTTGGTAACTTTGACTTCTTCGTTAGTTTCTGACATTTTAGTCTCCTTGTATCAGGGCAACCAGTAGCTGTTTACACAGGGTGATCGGTAGCCAATACGCAAAAGTTACATACCTTGATACCTAAATCCTTGGTATTGATTTTGAGTATGAACAGGTTTAATCTTATCATATAATGTAAGAACAACTGCTAATTCCTCACCTGTAACTTCTGCAAACTCTTTCTGTTGAAATCCTTGTAGTATATTTCTTTCTTGTTCATTTAAAACTGCTTTAGCATTTGATCCTGCCATTACAGGTTTATATGTAGTTAAAACGTTTAATTTATTTCTATATTCACCTATCTTATCAAATGTTGCATAGCCTTTTCCACCTGCAGCTTTATCAGCTAATGCGAACATAGTAAGAACATTTACATCATCATTAATAGTGTCCATTAATTGTTGAACTGCGTCTTCTCCTGTAAAACCTTTTCCTACTTGTCCTGGACCATGTAGTAAATCATAATCAAGATCTTTTTTATGGTATTTGTACATACCTAATTCATCATAACCTTCAACATAACCATAACGAAGACCTTCTCTATTACCTACATCGATAAATAATTCTCCACCTATATCAATCTCTAAAGATTCTTCTAGAGCATTAACATATGATCCAACACTAGCTACTAAACCTTTAGCACCATCAATATTTTTTTGTTCTCTTTTTCTAGTCCAAAAACCTCCTGATAAAATATCATCGGCATTATACTCAGGATTATCAAAGTTATATGCAGCTTCTCCTACAGCATTAGTAGGAGGACCACTAAATGCTTCTACTAATCCTGCAGCTAGTGCTACAAAAGCTAGAGGTCCTGCCATAGCAGCTAAACCCTGCCCAAACGCTGATTGAGCTATCGCACCAGTAAATACTTTTCCTCCAATAAGTGTTCCAACAGATGCTCCTAATCCTGCAACATTTGCAAGACTAGGTCCATTTTCTATAATATCATATAATGATAATCCCATACCTACTGCAGCTAAACCTGTTTTCCAATTCCATACACCAGTTGTTTGAGTTCCTGGGGGTAGTTGTGAAGCAGTTGGATTTTGTCCTAATTGAACTGACTTTCCTGCATTAAGAGCATCAGCGTTAGCTTTAGTTATTTCAGCAACAACCGCTTGTCCACCTGAATCTGTAAAACTTGCAAAATATTGTTCTGCACCTGGTGCACCTCTTACAACAACAGAAGCACCTTTAGGTATATTACCTAAATAAGATCCATAAGAAAAAGCATTACCTGAAGCTAGGGCAGCACCCACAGTATCTGCTGCTGATAGTGTTGTAAGTATTTCAGAACCTGGTGCTGTTAGTATTCCTGCTGAAGCCGCAGCAGCTTTATCAAATCCTAAAAATTTTCCTACAGGATCAAATATATTATTTTTAGCCCAAGTAAAAACTGTATCTGTTATTTTACCATCAAAAAATAATTTATCTAATGCTGCAACAGTTGTAACACCTGCTAATAATTTTTCTACAGTTCCTGGTCCTTTGGGTGCACTAGGAGTAGTTTTAGTTTTTCCAAATTTTACATTACTTAAATCTAAACCTTCGCCTGATCCCATACCAACAACATTTTCAGTTCTAGGACCACCTGCTGTTATTTTTAAATTAGGATTAGTTACTCTGTAATCTTTACCTTCAGGTGTTGTTAGTGTGCCTTTTGTTGCACCTTGTAAATCTTGTGAAAAATAATCAGCAGGATTAAAATATTCACTATTTGTAAATTGATCTTGAGAGAAATAGTCTTCTGGGGAATATCTAGTTTCTTTTTTATCAAAACTTTCCATACCTGTTCCTGTATCATGCGAGCCTACAATAATTTCGTTTGTTTCTTTATCATAATACCTATAACTTTTTCTTCCGCCCATCATCATATTATTAATTACAGGATTTTCGTT